AAACCGGGCGCCTCATCCCCTGGACGGCAGCCATGGCCAAGTTTTCCCACATGGAGCAACTATAAGCCATGACCGTAACCGTCGGCGCCATCATCGACAACGCCAAGCGCGTGCTGCAGGAAGTCACTGCAGAGGGCATTCGCTGGACCAATGACGAACTGGCCGGGTGGCTGAATGAGTTTTATCAGGCCGCTGTCGGGCTCAAACCAGACGTATCGACGGTGAATGAAGAAGTGGCCCTTGCGTCAGGCACAAAGCAGGCGATCCCGGCAGCGGGCTTGCGCCTGATTGATGTGATTCGCAACACCTCCGGAAGCATGACCGGAATTTCAGTGACGACCCGCAAATCACTGGACACGGTTCGCCGGCCCTGGCATTCAGACCCGGCCACCCAGCGCATCGAGCATTACGTGTTTGATGATCTGGACCCCAAGAATTTCTATGTGTACCCGCCTGCCGAAGCAGGAGCGACGGTCGAGATCCTGTATTCCACGGTCCCGGCTGCACACGACCTGAGCGCGACGTTTGCCACCTACGGGCTGGAAGATTTCAAGCTGAACGACGCCCACGCGCCGGCAGCAACCGATTACATTCTGTCCCGGGCGTTCAGCAAGGATGCGGAATCTCCGCAGAACCTGAACCGCTCCCGGATGCATTACCAGAGCTATGCGCAGCAACTGACCGGCAAGCGCCAAGCCGATCAGGCGTACTCACCGAACGCGCCGGATACATCGGCCAACCCGCCCCGAGGTAACGCATGACGCAGGACGAACTGATTGACCAGATTCAACTGGACGTTCCGGACGTGCCCCGCGCAACCGTGGCGGACCAGATCAAGCGCATGGCCCGCGAACTGTGCGACCAGGCCGACGCTTGGCTGTATACCGGCATTGTGGTGGCAGGCGCCAAGAGCGGCTACCCGCAACTAATCCCCGGTGAAGGCGAGCCCCTGCGCATTGTGAGCCTGAACGACAACGGCTATGCAATGAAGCCCGGTTATGACTTCGTGCAGCCCACGCCAACCACCGTTGAGCTTCTGCGCGACACCACCAGGGATACGCTCAATGGCAAGCTGTCTATGCGCCCGAGACTGGACGAGGACGTGCCAAGCACCCTTCTGACCCAGTGGCGCGACACCATTGCCTGTGGCGTCCTGTGGCGGCTGTTTCTGATGCCCCAACCCTGGCGCAACCCGGAACTGGCCAGCTACCACCAGCGCCAATTCACCGCCGGGGTCACGGACGCCAAGAGCAAAGCAAGCTACGGACACGCACGCGGCGGTGCCCGCGTCAAAATGCGGCGTTTTATCTAACAGGATCGGCTGAATGAAAATTCAACACGCGGCTTTCCGGGGCGAACTGCCTATCCTGGACCCCCGGCTATTGCCTGAAAACAACGCGCAGACCGCCCGCAACCTGGCCCTTGGCCGGGGCACCTTGCGGCCACAGAACGACACCCTGATTGACAGCGCCCTACCTGACACGATCAACCCGGCCAACCTGTACCGCTATGACGTTGGTAACGACGGCAGCGGCTTCTGGTTCTCTTGGGGTGCTCAATATGACATTGACGTGGTGCGCTCCCCGATTGCCAATGACGCTTACGCCCGGGTGTACTGGACTGGTCAGGATGCGCCCAAGATGGGATCCCTTGCGCAAGTCACCACCGGCACCGGGCCTTATCCGTCAGCCTGGTATGAATTAGGCGTTCCCGCGCCTGCGTCTGGCCCTTCCGTGGTCGCGCCTGAAGATCGGACGGAGGTGCCGGACACGGCGCTGGAAACCGTGTATGTGGTGACGCTGGTTAGCGCGTTTGGCGAGGAAGGCCCGCCGAGTGATCCGTCTGGCTTTGTGTTGCGCTGGGATGACGTGGACACCAATCCGGGCTTTGGTGAGGTCGAAGTGACCTTGCCCGGCGTCCCTACCGCGAATCTGGACATTACCAAGAAGCGGCTATACCGCGTGGAAAGTGGCGGCCAGTATCAGCTTGTTACCGAGTTGACCGCAGCCACCGGCACCTATACCGACAACGTGTTGTCTGAGCAGCTTGGCCTGGCGCTGGAAAGCATCGAGTGGGATGCGCCCAATGCGGCCATGCAAGGCTTGACCGTGTTGCCCAACGGCATTCTGGCCGGATTCTTTGATAACACACTGGCGTTCTGTGAGCCCTACCTGCCGCACGCCTGGCCCATTGATTACCAACTTGCCTTTGACGACCCGATTGTGGCCATTGCCTCGATCAGTGGCGGCCTGATTGTCACCACCACCGGGCAACCCTGGCTGGTCACAGGCTCAAGCCCGGAGGCCATGGCGCAGATGATGCTGGACGTGAACCAGCCGTGCCTGAGCAAGCGCTCCATGGTGGATATGGGCGGTTATGCCATCTACGCCGGACACGACGGCCTGATTGCTGTAGGCGGCACTGAGGCGCAAGTGATTACCTCTCAGGTGCTGACCCGCGAACAATGGCAAGCCCTTAACCCGAGTACGATTCACGGCTACCGCTACGACCGGGCCTATCTCGGCTTCTACGACGGCGGCTCATTCCTGTTCACGCCGGGGCAGGGCATCGAGTTCTACGACACCGTGGCCAGCGCCGGTTATTACGACCTGTCCGACGACATTCTGTATCTGATTCAAGGCGCCGACATTACGCAGTGGGATAAAGGCAATCCGCTGACCTACACCTGGCGCTCGAAAATCCATGAAATCCCGCCCGGATCGGCTGGCTTTTCCTGCGGCAAGGTCATTGCCTACACCTACCCGGTGCAGTTGACGGTGTACGCCGACGGCGAAACGGTCGTCACCCACACCGTTCAATCGCCCTCAATGTTCCGTATGCCATCAGGCTTCACCTTGTCTCGGGACTGGCAGATTGAGCTGCAGGGCGTCAATGAAGTGTCCTCTGTCCAGATTGCATCCTCACCCGGAGAGCTTGTTTAATGCCAAGTCGCCGCCGCCAGAGCCTGCCGCCTGTCTCGCCCAAGGTATCCAATGACCTGAAGCCGATGGTCGCGGCCATCAAAGAGATTATTGAAACCGGCGAGGGCGTGCGCGGTGATCCGTTGGACCGCAAGATTACGCTGCGCGACCTGATCGACAGCGGCATTGGCAGTTTCAGGCAAGGCGCGTCCGCGAATACACCGGGCGGGCTGACGCCTACAACTCCGCCGCCGAAACTGTCTACACCGCCACGGCCAACGAACTTCAATGCACAGGGCGCTTTCGATGGGCGCATTAACCTGACGTGGACCATTCCCGGCTCGCTCTACAGCAATCATGCCTACACCAAGATCTACCGGGCTGAATCCGACAACTTTGCCAACGCCGTGCTGATTGGGCAGGAAGCCGGATCATTCTACACCGACAGCGTGCGCGACGACGTGACGGTAAAACCGTACTGGTACTGGATTGCCTTCTTATCAACGGCCAACATCGAAGGCCCGCTGAACGCAACCGCAGGCACCCAGGCGCAGGCACTGCTGGACCCGGACTATGTGATTGAGCAGATTCAGGGACTGGTGTCCGAGTCGGAGTTGGCCGCCGAACTGCTGACTCCGATTCAGGCTATCCCCAGTATTCAGACGACCGTGTCAGACCATGGCGGGCGCATTGCGTCAACCGAGGCGGATCTGTCGGACCTACTGAACATTCCCGCGTATGACACCGCAACGGATTACGCCATCGACGACCTGGTGAGCTATAACGGATCTGCCTGGCGGGCGCTTACCGCGATGACGGCGCCGGCTCCGACCCCGGCAGAAGGCGCGAACTGGACGGCGGTTGGCAATTACGCCACGTTCAGCGACATTATTGCAGCCAACGCCGCGGCGATTGATGATCTGGACGTGCGGATTACGTCGAATGACGGCGTATTGACCAGCTACGGCACCGACATTACCGCCATTCAGAACCGGGTGACGGATACTGAGAACGACACCACGACCAACTCGGGGGCGATTGGCGAGCTCGACAGCCGTGTGACGGTTGCAGAGGGCGGGATAACGGCCAATAGCTCCGACATTACGCTGCTGCAAAACGACCTCACGACCGCTGAAGGTGACATTACCGGCAACAGCACGGCGCTGAACTTGCTCGATGGGCGAGTGACAACCGCCGAGGGCACGATCACCGCGCAGGCGAGTGACATTACTCAACTGCAAACCGACGTGTCGAACCTGGACGTGGACGGCAATGCCGCTGCACTGCAGGCGCTGGACACCCGCGTTACCTCCAATGAAGACGAGATCACCGCGCAGGCGTCGGACATTACGACCCTCACCACCAGCGTCGGCAATAACACGTCTGCCATTCAGACCAAGGCCGAAGTGACAGCGGTTCAGGATCTTGAAAGCGATGTGGCCGTTCTCAGTGCGCAGTATGCGGTGAAGTTGGACGTGAACGGCTATGTGTCCGGCGTAGCGCTGGCCAACAACGGCACCACCAGCGAGTTCATTGTTGCTTCGGATGCGGTCTACTTCATCGACCCCGGCCAGTCCATTGAGGCATTCAACCCCGGCACCAACTATTCCAGCATCGACGACGTGCGCGACACGCAACTGGTGTTTGGCTACGCCGAGGTGGAGGGATTCAAGCGCTTCGTGATTAATGTGCCCGCCTACATTCCGGAGGGCTACATCACGTCTGGCCAAGTGGGCGAGATTGGTTTTGGCAAGATCACCGACAGCCAGGGCAATCCAGTCACCACCGTTGGCGGCTTGCTCAAAGCGGATTATATCGACGTTGATAACCTGAGCGTAGCGGAAGCGGCGACATTCTTCGGGGATGCGCAGTCGGGCAGCTACGGCACCGGCGTTTCAGGATGGAGGCTGCTGCAGACAGGCAACGCTGAGTTCAACGACATCACCGCTCGCGGCCACATCGAGATGGACACCGGCTATATTGCCGACGGTGTTAGTATTGGTGGACTGGGCAGCTTTGCCTATAAAGGCTCGCTGTTTTACAGCGAAGTAACCGGCACCAAGCCGCCAACGGACGCTGACAATACCGGCAGCAACACCTCTGCCAACACCAACGCAGTGGCAGGCACGGCGGCAACAACCGTCAGGGATCAAGCATCTGGTGCCGAGGCAACTACGAATCGGGTTAATAGCTGGACAAGGCCAGGCCAAACCCTCATCGACGGCAACAAAATATTCACTGGCGATGCGTATGTGGACACGCTTCAGATTGCAGGGAACGCGATTACTTTGCTGCAGGCGCAGACGGGGGGCTCTTACACGGGCAGTTCGGGCTGGAGAAATCTCATCAGTTTTACGTACTACACCGGAGTAACCAGTGGAGACATTGACGTGCTGGTGAACTGGGGCGGCGTTATTACTGGTGGCCAGAACGGCGGCAACAACTTTTACGACACAAACGCAAGACTAAGAATTGTTATTGGGGGGAGCGCAGGCACCACGGTAACAGCAGTGGGTATTTCGCAGCGTGTCGGTGTTGGGATGGCGCAGAAGTACAGTTTTGGAAACGCGGGTGTGCGGATACGGGTTCAGTATTACGGAGAAAGTACAACCACGGCTAGCGGAGGCATTAACCCGCAGGCGAGACACGTTTATGCCTCTGTGATAGGAACCAAGCGATGATATTATATCAGTATGTTGTGTACGAGCCTGACACTGGTCGGGTGTATGTAAAAGGCAATGGTGAACTGCGTTCGGTAGACCCGCAAAACTTTTCGCCTACGGCGCA